ATCATTTAAACCAAACTTCGTGAACTATATGTTCAAGGATGATATGGTGTCTGATGGGATTGAAAACTGTGTGCAGTACATTCACAACTTCAATCCTGAGAAGTCTCAGAATCCTTTTGCATATTTTACACAAATCATTCACTACGCTTTCCTGAGACGGATTCAGAGAGAAAAGCGTCAGTTAGAAATTAAGAACAAAATTCTGGAGAAGTCCGGTTACAGTGAGGTGTTTGACGACAACAACACCCTTGACGGATCGAACTACAGTGACTATAATTCCATTAAGGATGCAGTCCACTCAAAACTTCGTTATTGATGAAAGTTGCAATTATCACGGATCAACACTTCGGTGCCCGTAAAAATTCTAAACTCTTTCATAACTATTTTCTTAAATTTTATAATGATATCTTCTTTCCGTATCTAGAAGAACATGGTATCACCACTGTCGTAGACATGGGAGATACCTTTGACAATCGCACAGGTATTAACTTTGGTTCTCTAGCGTGGGCAAAAGATAATTATTACGATCGTTTAGGGATCATGGGTGTTCATGTTCATACGATCGTTGGTAATCATACTGCATATTACAAAAACACAAATGAAGTAAATGCAGTTGATTTGTTACTTCGTGAGTATCATAATGTTACAGTATATTCTTCTCCAGAAGAAGTAATGCTGGGTAATTTAAAAGTTCTTTTTATACCATGGATCAATGAAGACAACACTGAAAATACTTTCCTATCTGTGCAAAATACAGATTGCAACTGCGCGATGGGGCACCTTGAACTACGCGGATTTAGAGCTCATCGCGGATGCATCATGGAGCATGGTTTTGAGAGCAAACTATTTGAGAAGTTCACCAAGGTCTTCAGTGGGCACTATCACACTAGATCGGATGATCAAAAAATCTTCTACTTAGGTAATCCCTATGAGATGTTCTGGAATGATGTTGGAGATACTAGAGGGTTTACTATCTTTGACACAGAAACTTTAGAACATACGCATGTAAATAATCCTTATCGGATGTTCTACAACATCTATTATGAAGATACAGATCATCAAACATTTGATGCTAGGGAGTATGAAAACAAAATCGTAAAGGTTATTGTTCGTAAGAAATCAAACAGTAAGAAGTTTGAAAAGTTTGTTGATAAACTTTATTCTGTTGGAGTAGCAGATCTTAAAATCGTAGAAAATTTTGAAGTTGGAGATCCTGAAGAGTTTGAAGCATTTGAATCCGAAGACACACTTTCCATTTTGAATAGATATATCCAAGAGGCAGAAATTAATCTCGACAAGTCTGTTCTTCAAAATATTATGAGAAAAACATATCAGGAGGCGTGTGAGTTAATTTAATGTTTATTCTAACTGTAGAAGGCAGAGAAGATCATGGAGCATATTCTGTTGTAGATAAGTCTGGAGAAAAGATTCTCTACTTATTTGAGGAGGAAGACGATGCAACTCGTTATGCCATGCAGTTAGAAGATGAACATGGATATCCAGAAATGCACATAGTTGAAGTAGAAGACGATATAATGCTTAAGACATGCCACATTCATGAGTGTGAGTATGCTATAATTTCTAAGAACGACATAGTGGTGCCGCCAGAAACCGAGACATATGATTTTATTTGAGAAGATTCGTTGGAAGAACTTTCTTTCGACGGGTAATCATTGGACTGAAGTCGAGCTAAACAAGAACGGTAATACAATGATCATTGGTACTAATGGTGCCGGTAAGTCTACCATTCTTGACGCACTCACCTTCTCTCTTTTTGGAAAGGCATTTCGTAAAATCAATAAACCACAACTGCCCAATACAGTCAATGAAAAGGATTGCTGTGTTGAGGTAGAGTTTTCTATTGGAACTATCAACTGGAAAGTAGTTAGAGGTATCAAACCTAATATTTTTAAGATTTATCGTAATGGTGAAGAACTGAATCAAGACGCAGCTGCATTAGATCAGCAGAAATGGTTGGAGCAAAATGTCTTGAAGATGAACTATAAATCGTTTACTCAGATCGTTATCCTTGGAAGCAGCACTTTTGTTCCTTTCATGCAGCTTTCTGCAGCAAATCGACGCGAAGTTATTGAAGATCTGCTTGATATTAAGATCTTTTCGTCCATGAATGTGGTGATTAAGAGCAAAATTGGTGCTCTGAAGGATGAAATCAAGACTTTAAACCTTAAAAAAGAGTCTTTGAGTGACAAAGTTGACATGCAAAGTCGCTTCATCGACGAATTGGAGTCTCAAGGAAAGGAAAATATTGCCAAAAAGAAGGAAAAAGTCACTGAACAGAAGAAACTCATCGATCTTTACAACAAAGAAGTCTCTTTGACTAGTGAAAAGGTAAAAAAACACCTTGATGAACAAGAAAAAGTGACTGGTGCAACCGAAAAACTGCGTAAATTGAGTGGATTAAGGGGTAAAATCACCCAAAAAGCAGCAACTCTTACAAAAGAGCACAAGTTTTTTACTGAAAATACGGTTTGTCCTACCTGCACACAGTCTATTGAAGAGGATTTTCGGATAAATAAGATTAACGACGCTCAAAATGTAGCGAAAGAGTTGCAATCTGGTTTACAAGAGCTGGATGAGGCAATTAATGAAGAACAGGAGCGAGAGCGTCAATTTCTTGCCCTATCGAAGGAGATTTCTAAACTACAGAATGACATTTCTCAAGACAATGTTCGGATTTCTGGATGTCAGCGA